GATTGATCACGTTCGCGACAGTGCCGATTGGATCACGAAAATTCAAACAGGCGACGGAGAGCGCAATTACCGCTTAGCGCAGTTAGTTGCATATTTTCAACCGGGCACCAAGATCAAAGACGTGGCGCGTCAAGTGATCGATGCGCTGAAAGTGGATCCTGGCAATGCGACAGATCGTCTCTCAAACATAGTTAATCAATACGTTTCTGGCTTTGCTGCGCACGGTAAAGCGAGTTCCACGCTCGATTCAATTTTGGCAGGACTCGGGCTTCAGTGGTCGATTCAAGATGGGAGGATGCAGATCCTAGCGCCCGGAGAAGCTACCAAGCAAAGCGCCGTGCTCATTAATCAACAATCCGGAATGCTGGGCTCACCAGAGCATGGGACGCCCGAGGTACTCGGAGGTCCAGGCGTGCTTCGCGTGAAAAGCCTGCTCAATCCATTGGTCGGCGCAGGACGACAGATCAGAGTGGAATCGCGCTTTTTGACCGGCTTTTTTACCGTGCAAAAGGTCACGCATGACGGAGACACGCACACGGGACCGTGGTTTACAATCGCTGAGGCGCATGCGCTAGGGAACCTTTCATGAGTCAATGGCAAAGATCACCATCTTTCGGGCAAGTACTCGATGCCGTGCGCGCGAGCACAAAGCAGCAAATCCGGGTTGCCCTGCCGTGCGCAGTGCAGGCATACGATCCCACAACGCAAACGGTCGACGTTCAGCCTTTGATCGATGATCAGATCCAGCAAGAGGATGGAACCTTCTTGCCCGCGCCCTTTCCCGTACTCAGCCACGTGCCCGTGGCGTTCCCCTCGGGCGGAGGCTTTCGCCTTACGTTTCCATTGCAGGTCGGAGACACGGGGCAAGTGCTCATTTCAGATCTTTCTATGGACACTTGGCAGAAACAGGGCAGTCGGGTTTCCCCGACAGAAGGGCGTCGGCACGATATAGCGGATGCGGTCTTCTATCCTGGCCTACATCCAGATAGCGCCCCGTGGACAGGCGCGAGTTTAAACGCTTTGACGCTAGGCCCTGACAGGGGTCCGCAGATCGTTTTGCGGACCGCACAGATAGAACTCGGGGGCAGTGACATGGATATTCCTACTGATTTTGTTGCTTTGGCTTCTCTCGTATTGACCCGCCTGCAGGCGATTAAGACGGCATTTGACGCGCACCTTCACCCCGTCACGGCCGCACCGGGCACTACAGGCCCGCCGACAGTTCCAATGACAGCGCCCGCAGCGGTCGCAAGCGCGCTAGTAAAGTCAAAGTGATAGGTTAAAGGAACCTATGAGCACTGCCCGGGACTTAGCGCTAGATGCCGATGGAGATCTCGCGATCCAAGGGCAGGATCTTGCCCCGCTGGTCGCGGATACCGCCGCGATTGTCTCTGACGTGAAGTCAGCACTTTTGATGGTACTCGGTGAGTGGTTTCTCGATCAATCCAAAGGAGTTCCATGGTTTGACGTGCTGGGACAGAAAAAGGTCTCACTTCAAGGGATCCGCTCTACGCTGAGCAATGCGATTGCCGCGCGCCGAGGGATCACTCAAGTACAGTTCGCGAACGTGACTCAAGATAGCGTGAGGCGCTCTCTGAGTGTCACGTGGGCTGCATTCTCTGATAGCACCCTACTCGGTGACACGGTCAAGGTGAGTCCATGAGCTTAGGCACACAATTCGGGCTCCTACCCATTGGATTCATTGGCAAGAACATCGAAGACATTACAGCCGATCTTGAGACACGTTTCCGCGCCGTCTTCGGCGCTTCGATCAACACTCAGCCCGAAAGTCGCTTTGGACAGATCATCGGGATTATCGCCGAGCGCTATCTCGAGCTTTGGAACCTTTCCGAAGCGGTACATGCAGCATTCAATCCAGATGACGCGGCGGGACAAGATCTGATCAACGTTTGCGCGATCACAGGTACTCTTCCGTTTGTCCCAACGCATTCGACGGTCACGGAGACGATGACAGGAACGCCCGGGACGTTGCTTCCCTCGGGGCGTCAGGTTTCTGTGCAAGTCACAAACTCGCTGTTTTCGACTCTGGCGGACGCCACGATCGTCGCTGCGAACGCATGGCTTCACGATCACAACTACGCCGTTGTAGGCGAGCGCGCGACCAATAACGGAAACATCTATCAAGTGATTACGGCTGGAATGTCGGCACATCTCGGCGGCCCGGGAGGCACAGGGCTCGACATCGTCGATCTGACCGTCCATTGGGAATTCGTGGGAGTCGGCACGGGCTTTGTCGATGCTGCAATGGCATCGATCTCTACGGGACCTATCGTCGCGGTCGCACGCACGCTTTCCCAGATCCAGACCCCCATCGCTGGATGGAATACCGCAGTCAACCTCTCGGACGCTACGCTCGGGGCTGCGGCAGAAAGTGACGCAAAGCTCCGACTTCGTCGCGAGGCCGAACTCCACGGGGCGGGCCTTGCAGCCTTAGAGGCAATTCGCGCAGCGATTCTCAAGGTTTCAGGCGTTACATCTTGCACAGTCTTCGAGAACGTAACGGATGTCGTGAATGGCGATGGCATGCCTCCACATTCGGTAGAGGTACTTGCACAGGGCGGAGATCCTACGGATATCGTCAAGGCGATTTTTAAGACGGTAGGCGCGGGCATCAACACAACGGGCAATCAAGCGCCGATCAACGTGACCGACAGCCAAGGTATTGTGCATGCGATCAAGTTTAGCCGCCCCGCTCTTGTGAGCATCTGGGTGATCGCAAACGTTCTGTTTGACTCTGCGAAGCTTCCTTCCGGAGGCACAGCGGCCGTGCAGGCATCCGTTACGGCAAACATCTTGGCCTATGGCGGCACACTTACAGTGGATTTCGATGTGTTCTCATCCCAGATTGCCGCAGCGATCATCGCGGGAGTACCTTCTGCACAAGTCGCGGGCATCGTGGGTATTCTAGATCCGGGTGCTCCGTTGATCGGCTTGGCGCCCGCGCCCGGTAGTAGCGCAACAATTCCGATTGGTTCTCGACAACTCGCATCGTTTGACGGGGCGCGAATCACTGTAAACGTCACATTAGGTTCGCCATGAACCTAGGAGTCATAACATGAGCTTCGTACACACCCGGGGGCCTCTCCCCGTAGTCAAAACAAACCTGAATCCGCCGCTCGTGCCGATCGCCAATCGAGCGGATGCCTCAGACCTCAACAACGTGAGGCAAGCGCTTCTAGATCTTGCCGGATGGAGTGAGAATCTCGGCGGGTTTTCCGTGCTTGAATTCGGTGCGGATCCCACAGGCGCGGTCGATTCAAGCGGAGCGTTTCAAGCGGCACTGAACTTGGGACCCGGCACGCGCGTGCACGTGCCCTCAGGAACCTATCTGATCAATAATCCGGTTTTCATCAAGTACGCGACGACTCTTGAGCTGCTTCCGGGCGCGCAATTGAATCTGAGCGCGGCGCTTCGGATCGACGAAGACATGGGGCAATTGCTCGGCTGGTATCAAGGTGAAGGGATCACTTTTGATCTCGATCTTCCTTCACGTCCGATGCTGAAATGGGTGGGCGCGATAAACAGCTACATGATCGGTATCATGCAGACCTTCACACCTCCGAATGACGGGCTTGCACAGGGCGTGCGAGGATTGACGCTTGATGGAAATGGAGTCGCAGGTATCACCGGGATCAGAGTAGGACAGTCTCAGATCTTAGGTGGAAATCCCCCGGCATGGACACGCTTAGAGAACATTCAGATCGTCAATGTCAAGATCGGAATCGATGCATGTGGCGAGCAGCACACCTATCGCGACATTCACATGCACAACTATAGTGCGGCAACGAACGTGGCGGGATCGGTGGGTTTGTTGCTCGCGTCCCGTGTGAACACAACGACGACGGCTCTTTTCGTGCAACGTTGTACAATTGAAAACTTCTTAACCGGTGTGCAGGTCGGAAATGGTGCAACGGGCGGCATAGCCGTTATGACGCTTCGAGACTGCGTGATCGAGGGGTTTGGCGCAGCGAGCGTCCCAGCCAATGGAGCGGTCGCGATCACGATTCAAGGGTCTGGCTCAGGTCCTTACTACCTAACAGATAACTACTTTGAAAGCGGAGATGATGCGACGCATGCGAACACATGTTTGCAGGTAGGTTCAACCGCAGCCGTCCCCGGCGTCGTGCACTTCACTCGCAATCGCGTCGCAGGATTCGTAACATCCGTTGAAGGAATTTCATGGACTGGACTGTTCATCCGTGAAAACGAAATAAACTCTGTCCCAGGCGCCACGAATGGCAATACCTGTCGCTTTCGAAACACAAGCAATCCTCTATCGGGACAATCAAAGATCAATGGAGAGTGGAAAAGTAACTGGGCTTCTCAGGATCTTGTGGTTCCTGATCTCCTTGGAACAGAGGCCAATCTTTGGCGCGGATTTCGTGAATTTGAACGATCGAACAGTATCTTAGATCCGATCAATGGGATTCCCTTTCCTACGGTCTACAGGAATGTTTCGCAGGGACCGGATAACACATTGAGGATCGCCAATGGCACGTCAGTTCCTATTCCCACGCCTCTCAACGGCGGCGCGACGATCTGGATTGCCAATGCTGCATTCGGTGCCGTTGCTCGTTTTTTCTTACGCGCATTGATTGGGGCCAGAGTCGCGGATGGACCCTATGAAGATGCGGCAGTGGTCTTCTCGAATGTGCAGGGAACGGCGGGGAAGATCAATGTCTATTGGGACGCAGGGACATCCACTTACCGCATCCAGAATTTGCTAGGCGGGGGGAGTTCAGGAATCTTCGCCGTCAAATACGATGAGTTTTAAATGCCGGCTTTACCTCAAACCTTCTCGTTTGCCTTCGGTGATCCACCGCTGCCTCCGCACGACCTGACGGTTGTGAAGGATGCACAGGATCGGCTGATCCAGCAGTACAAGAAGCTCAAACTTCAAAACCTTGTGGGTTCCCTCGCGACCCCGGCACAAGATCTTGAAGATGCCCTGAATCAGATCCTCACGCAGCGCTGGATCGCTACAGCAGTCGGCGCGCAGCTCGATGTGCTCGGCAAGATCGTAGGTCAGCCGAGAAACAACCTCGATGATGGTACCTATCGCCTGTTCATCGCAGCGCGAATCCTCGTGAACAAATCAAGTGGAGGTCCCGAGGAGTTGTACACAATCCTCAAAACCGTGCTCTCATCGGCCGCGACGCTTGAACTTCGTTATTTCCTACCTTGTGAATTCACGATGACGATCCATGGGGTCGCGATCTCAAATGACCTCGCGACGGTACTCGCGGCGCTTATCAAAGCCGCTCGGGTCGCGGGGGTCGGCGCGCAGCTCATCTGGAGTACGGTAGACCCTAGTGGTACGTTTA